ACCTGCTCTATTGATATAGAAATTTAGTCTAGACATAGCTTGTTTTAGGTTTTCACTTGCCGATGCTAGAGCGTCGGCTATTTTACTAGCTGATTGAGAGAAGAGTCCTTTAGCTGGTTCCCATTTTGTTTTTACTTTTCCACTCCATTTTTTTTCATCTAGACTATCATCTTCATCTTCATCAAAATCATCATCAGAATATTCATCCCAATCTATTTCAATCTCTTTATTGTCATCATCTAAATATGCACTTATTCTTTCTAAAATAATGGTTTATGACCCGTTCTTTTCATGTGTCCATTCTTTCTCGATCTCAGAAAAGAACTTCTTTTTGTCTGCATCTGATAGTTCTGTGGGCGAACTTATTTTCCACTTTTCTAATTTCTTTCTGAAGAATTCCTGATATTTACTATCATCTTCCTGTTCGTCTATATCACCCAAAAAGAAGTTAATTCTTTCTTCTATAGTTTTCTCCATATTAATTCCTCCTCTTTTCTCTTTCTATATTGTATTTATATCAATCTATAGTTTGTATAGTTTGAAACCTGATTTTTTAATTAACGTAAGATATACATAGAACTAAACCTGTATTAAGAAATAACATGTCCATGTCGTGGACATATATTAAAAACGTGTCCATTTTTTGGGGATTTATAGACACGTTTTAGTTAGGATGGTAAAGGTCAAGAGTCTATTAATATAGATTCATAACGAATTTATCACTTCCACAATCCCAAATTCGCTTCCATCCATTTTTACTCATTATATCGAATTCAGTTCCTTCACCAAGATTTTTTATTTTATCTTTTCTAAAATTGAATCTATGATATCTTACCATTTCGTTATTTCGATAATACCAATAATTAGGTTTTGTTGGTCCTATTTTTTTAAATCCAATTTTTTCGTAGGATTTACCATCGTTCCATCTTCTATCAGAGAATGAATATATGGATTTGGGTCTATATTTTTCTATAAAGTGTTTCAGACATCTACTCTGAATACCAGGAATGTTACAAGAAGAGCAGAATCTATTTAACTCCCATATATTTTCATTGAAATTTTTCATTCCTTTAGCTATATTCGGTCTTGAAAATGTCATTACAGAAACTATTTCATCTTTATATATGGCAGCAAATTTTATGTTAGATCCCTGATATCCCTGTATATGATATTTATTGATAAAATCCTTCGCACTTTTTGTATCAATTTCTACTATTTTACATTTTCTAGCATATATCTTATTAGTTTCAAGACCCAGAATATATTTTAGCCTACTCTTTACAATTTCTTGTTTATTTATCCATTCATCTTCAAATATAGTGATTAATCTATATCCTTCTTTATTACATAATCTTAATTTATTAATATGATAATTTTTATCTTTTTTATCATCACCATGCCAATAAAGCCCACAATATTCTATAGCTATCTTTTTCTCTGGAATCACAATATCCAATTCTTTAGGATATATAATTTTTCTATTATTTGTTGATGCTTTTAAACCTAGAGATACTATATATCTATATATTTCTTTTTCATCCCTTGATATCTTATTATTGCATTCTCCGCATCTTATTCCTTGCTGCCAATCATTCCATCGTATGTAATGTATATGTCCACGAGGACATATAAATTTGATTTTTGTCTTACTATTTTTTATGTTTTTAGACAGAACAATATAATCTTCACTTTCAAATTCTCTTTTTACATGATCTATAGTTATCATATTTTGATTTGTGCAATATGGACAACCATGCCCACTTTTAAAATCTTGAAATTTTATTTTATGTGCATGACCATTAGGGCATATATATTCCAATTTTGTTTTATATGCGGCATCATACTCATCTTCATTTGTAATCAATTTATATCCCCTTTCGTCAAAATTTTTCTTTACCTCAGTATATGGTATTACTTTCTGTTTATTGGAACATCGAAAACATCTCCGTCCTTTTCTCCAATTTTGCCATAAAATAGATCCGTTATGCCCTTGTGGGCAGATATATTTTATTTTTTCTGTCTTAATTTTGAAATAAGGATACTCTTCTTCCGTGGGATAGATTAATTTATATCCTTCATTCAAAAAGGAATTGTATATTGTTTTATATTGTGTCTTTCCTCTTAATTTTTTGCATATATGACATTCATAATCTTCTTTTATGAATTCATACCATCTTACATGATATCTATGACCATTTGGGCAGATAAAATTAAATATCGTTTTAGATACACCTTTATATTCATTTTCTTTTGTGAGTAATTTATAATTTTTACTTTCAAACTTATCTTTCACATTTTTATAGTCCATTTTTTTCTCCTTATATAAATAGTAATAGAGTTGTCCATATCTTATACTCTTATTTATGTCAAACTTATGGAATGGGGGTAATATATTTTTGCGACTTTCAACTTTTATAATAATTAACGAACTTGCATCTATATATGGAAAGGGAATTACATTTGTCGATATTGATGAAACTATATTCCATACTTTTGCAAAGATATTTGTTAGAGATACTAGCACAGGGGAAATAATAAGAAAATTATCTAATCAAGAATTTAATACATATGAGCTTAAGCCAAGTGAAGAATATGATTTTGGTGAATTCAGAGATGCTAAATTTTTTCAGAAAACATCTATACCTATTCCAAAAACAGTAAACAGATTAAAGAGAATGTTGAAAAATATAGATAGAAGGGATTCGGATATAGTATTTCTTACAGCGAGGGGTAGATTTGATAGCAAAAAAGATTTTCTAGATACATTCCAAAAATACGGAATACCTATGGATAGAATAGTAGTTGAATTTAGTAGTGGTGGTGGATCAATAGCAGAATATAAAAAATCAACTGTTATGAAATACTTACGAACTGGTAAGTATCGGAGAGTACGATTAATAGATGATGACATGTCAAATTTGAGAGCATTTTTAAAGATAGAAAATAGTTTGCCTGACGAGATCATAGAGAAAGTAAAGAATAGATACAATATAACTACGGAGGAGAGCATACCAGTAATAGAATTCTTCGCTTTACATATTGATCAAAATGGTAATCTTAGGAGGGTCAAATAATGATACCTAAACCTAATTATTCTTGGTCAGAAGTTGTCAAATTGCTTGAAGATAACTTAAAATATCTGGATAAAAAAAGTAATGATATTATGCATGATCATGAAAAAGATATAATCAAGGAAAAATTTAAAGAGGCAGTAAGATCTATAGAAAAGAAACATGGAAGAATTATACGATAATAAAGTTCCATTTAAAGTAGTTCAATTGTTCATTGAAAATACAAATAAAATTTTCGAGAATAGTAACAAAACAGTTGATCAATGTAGTGTAGAACTGAAAGATATGACAAAATCTTTAACAGAAACGCTAAATATAATAAATAGAAATCCATCAAATCAAGATATAGAAGATAAATTAGATATAATCAATAGCAAAGTTCTATCAATGATCACGGTAATAAAAACCGTGTCTTTAATATTAGGTTTATGCATGGCAGCTGCTATATTTGGTTCACAGTTATTATTTGGACATAATTATGAAAAAATAGTAGAGAAAATAGAGGCTGATCACAGGATCGATCAATCATCATGTGCTCAATCTGAAATAAAGATGTTAAATGAAAAGGTGAATAGATTAATGAATGAACTGAGAGAGAAAAATGAGACTGAATAACTTCATAGAAAATAATAGAGAATATCCATCTTTTGAGGGATGGCTGTATTTCCTTCAGAATAATAGGATAGATGAAGTATCCGATGCTACATTTCAGAGCATAGAAAAGTTAGGAAAAAAAGTTGGATTCAAAATAAAAAAGTCAAACACGATCTTTGATTATATCAAGATAGCTGGTAAAGAATTTGAGACAATATTAAGATTAGCGTCCTTATATTTAATGACTGATATTTCTGATAAATCATCAAGAAAAGAATTGATGGCTGATATTAAGAATGAAATAAAGAAGACAAACAAGAAAGAATTAATGGCATTTATAATGCAGATGGATAAGAATTTACTACATCTTACAGGACTACCCAGACATGTATTATCATCTATATTCGGAATAGAAATTGGGACATATAATCAATGGTTGGATGATATATCTTATATTGAAAAAGAAATAAAACAGATAAAAATAGTTTTGTCTAGAATGCCTGGAACCGAAAGGGAAATAGATATAATAAATAAATTTGATAAATCCTTTCATGACTTAATAAAAGTATGAGTATAATAGAAAAAATAGATAATATTCTTAAACAAGAGCAAACACTTACGACTGGTATACAGTCGTATGTGGGTATAAGCGCTCCATACGCAAAAAGACAGCGAAGTGTATATACATGTCCATATTGTGGATATAAAAGTGCAATAAAGATAGGAGACGGAATTGCATATTGTGAAAAATGCCATAGGAAATTTAGTATAGGAGATAATAAATAATGAATATTTTAGAAAGAATATCCTCTTTTGAGTCCGAAGTACATAAGGTACTTGTTGAATCTGGTATTAGAAATATAAAAGATCTATCAAAAAAATATAAAGTAGCTGAAATTTATTTTCATAAAGATCTAGACGGTGTTACAACAGCTGTTGGGATGAAGGAGTATTTGAGGGGATATGGAATAAAAACTATAGATGCCCATACTATTCAATATGGTGGTGAAGAATATGCAATACCAACACCAAGGGCTAAAACTTTAGCAGTATTAGTTGATTTTGCTCATGGTAAGCCGGTAATGCATATCCATACTGATCACCATGAAGGTCAGGTAGGATACGATCCTAAAAATACAAGTATATCATTTGTAAAATCACCATCAAATGCAGCATTTTTATCACAGGTGTTATCACCAAGAGATTTATTTCCACCAGAAGATGCTAAGTTGATAAGCATGGTTGATTCAGCTCAATTTTATGCATATGGTGTTTCCCCCGATGAAGTAATGAGAGCTGCATTTAAGGTAAGTGATAAAATAGATGTTTCAAAAAATAAACAAGCTATGGGACTTGTCGTAAATAAGCTTCTATTGTCTTATAAGAATAAGAGTAATTTTCTATCAGATTTAGTAATGAAATCAAGACCTTCTCTAGTATCTATGTATAACGTGATTAGAAAATTAGCCAAGGATAATGGATACTCACCACCAGAGGAAATAGAAGCTGCTCATGCTGGCTACGAGGAAACAGAGAAAGAAAGATTTAAAGAAGGAAAAGATATAAAAATGGTTGGTAATACCATAGTTCAATATGGCGGTGGTTCAATGCGCGGGACTGGTGCATATGATAGATATACACCATTTAAGTTACATCCAGAAGCCCATTTTTATTGTATAGCATGGCCTGTAGGTCTAATTCAATTATCTAAAAATCCATTTAAAGGCGAAAGTCCATATCATCTTGGAAAGATATGTGACAAAGTTATGAATAAGTATAAGGGATATCTTCAAAATATAGATGTTCCATTAGATAGAATAAAATGGATATTCGAGAGAGACATAGAGAAGAAAGGCAGTAGTAAATCAATGGGATTTACATGGAACGACTTGATCGCTTTATATGATAAGAATATAAAAGGTATAGGTAGAGAAAAATGGAAGGGAAAATTTATGAAGGACACAATAAAAGATATAACTAATAAGAAATATAGTCAATTATCAGATAAACAGAAAAATGTTTTAAGTAAAATTACTGTATCAGCTTGGGATATTATCAAGGCTGGTAGTGGTGGTCATAAAGATATATCCAATATTAGTGGATTAAATTTTATTCCAGGAAAGGGTGTATATATAAAACTTATGAAAAAAATTCAGGATGATATCGCTGATGAAATGAAAGATAAAAGTCTTAAGAGTTAAGAAATATTATTTACAAATCACTATAAGTCACTATAATATAATGTAATATATATGTAAGTAAAAGGAGGATTAAAATTGTGCTTGTTGATGAAATTATAGGCCATACTGCATTTATCAATTTTTCAGGATATGCAAACCACGCAAGAAATTTTTTTACTGAACTTAATAAATTAATACCAACTAGAATTAGGAACTTTTCTCATACACCAGATATTTCACATCTGACTGCAGAACAGCGCGATATGATAATAGAGCAGTCATGGAAAGTACCACCATGGAAAATAGGAACTCCGTGGATGAGAATACCTGGTAAGAAATATCTTAATATCATTTTAATGGAATCCCATCACTACTATTATTATGATAGTTATGATGATCCAACCATAGCATATAATGTATGGGAAAGTACCAGACAATTACCACAGTTTTTTAATAGACTTCTTGATTTTAATCAATTATGGGTTCCGTCTGAATGGCAGAAAGAAGTAACCATAGAACAGGGATATCCAGAAGACAAAATAAAAGTTGTTCATGAAGGAATTGATGGTAGTTTATTTTATCCTGATAGTGTTGATACACCACCTTCAGAATATCAAAATGATAAATTCAAGTTTATATATTTCGGTCGATGGGATTATAGAAAATCCACAACTGAATGTATTAGAGCTTTCTTAAATGAGTTCAAGAAAGATGAACCAGTCGAATTGATATTATCAGCTGATAATTCATATCCTGTTGATGGTTATAGTTCTACAGAAGAAAGACTGCATAAGTATAATCTGGATGATCCTAGAATACAGATCATCCATTTTCCACCATTTACCGAATATATAAAATATTTGAGACTTGGAAATGTATTTTTAAGTTGCGCAAGATCAGAAGGTTGGAATCTTCCCCTTTGTGAAGCTATGGCTTGTGGTATTCCAACTATATGCTCTAATTATGGTGCTCAGTTAGAGTTCGCTAAAGATATATCTCATCTAGTAGATATAAAAGGAATGAAGGATGCTCAACAAATATATCATCTATCAGAGTGCCCAGGTCAATTTGCAGAACCTGATTTTGAACATTTACAGCATGTAATGAGAGATGTATATGAAAATTACGATGTTTATAAAGACAAAGCATTAAGAGATTCTTACAAGATAAGAAGTGATTTTTCATGGAAGAAAGCTGCTAAAAAAGCTTATGAATTAATAGATCAGTTGGATGTTCATACATGGTCAACTAATCCTAAAGAAGCGATAAAAACATCATGGATGATAGATGAAAAGAAACCAAAAGTTATTATAGATAGCCGTGAAAAATTAGGAAGATGTTTTTGTAATATAAAAGATTTAAAAAGTGGTACAAGCATTTATGCAACTAATTTTGATCTTCAAAAGGGATCTTCTGTATGGATGGCACCAGGAGTATCCCCAAAAGAAGTATCTGGATTAATTATTGAGATAACAGATGAGAATGGAAAATTGATACACAAAAATAGTGTCAAATATGATAATGATGTTGACTATAAGGAATCTGAATTTGTATATAAAAAGCCAGAGAAAAGAGATAATTGGTTTAAAAATTATCATGAAGATGTAAGAAAATTAGATGGTAGAATTGATTTATATGAAAAGGATGATTTTAAGGGATCCACAGTTCTTGATATAGGATGTAATTCAGGTCAGATATCATTCCAGGCAAGAAAATGGGGAGCTAAAGAAGTAACGGGTATTGATTACGATAAAGCCGCCATTGATACTGCAATGAAAAATAATAATGATCTAGATGTATTTTTCTATGTTGATGATATTGATAATCCTTTATTTTGGTCATCTATACCAGACTATGATGTAGTGTTATATCTATCAATAATAGGAACACCAGAATTAGAAAATCCATATGGCGGCCTTTCTAAAGCTTGTATGAAAACAAATAAGGTTATGTATTTTGAAGGACATGGACTACATGAATATTCAGAATATATGAATTTTTTGCTGAAATTTACCGACTTTTCTGAAATTGTTTATAAGGGTGTTGTCCAAAATAATGATAGACCTTTTATAAGATGTAGTAGAAAGATATACAATATGGATGAAGCTTTACTCAAGCTTGTTGATGTATCTAAAAGACATAATAAGATTGCAATTGTTGGAAAGCCCCATGTAGGTAAAACATATATGAGGAAAAAAATCCAGGATATGCCGGAATTTAAAGATTTTGTAATTGTCGATGATCTTGGTGAAGTAAGTGAAAATAATGATGGTTATAATTCACTTGGTGATGAATATATAAAACCATTTGGTGATAATAGATATCCAGAATGGCCTTTTATTTCAGAAGATCAGAGGAAGAAAGTAAATGAATATGATAAAATTATAATGTTTGATTATAGATCTCTTATGCATATTGAGAATTTTGATGTTGTCTTTAACATGATAACTGATATGAAAAGTAGCCATTTTGAGAATTATAAAAATAATTATACTCTTTATTATAGAAACCCACCTTTTGTAAATACTGAGAATATAAAGGAATTTTATACTGTATATAATGAAGTAAATGAAATATCAGTGGAACCACAACCACATATAGAATTAGAATCACAACCACATATAGAGCCAATTGATATACAAGAAATTCCAAATACGAATAATATTCAATTTAACGTTCATTTTATAGATGGTCCTTTCCTAGAGATCAAAATGAATGAAAGTGATAATGAAGATTATGATGTCTATTTTATTGATAACGATATCGGTGAAGTAATTTTTAAAACTAAGATAAAACCGAATATGTGGACACGATCTAATAGGAAATATTATACTAATTGGAGAATAGAAGTCAGAAAGAATGATAATCTTATATTTGAGCATAATATGGATCTGTATGATAAACGAGTATTGATAACTATAGATAGTAAATCAATAGGTGATAACATTGCGTGGATGCCATATGTAGAGGAGTTTAGAAAGAAATGGAATTGTAATGTGATACTTTCTACATTTTTCAATCATTTATTTGAAACTGAATATCCCCATATACAGTTTATCTCTCCTGGAAATGTAGTGCGTAATATATATGCTCAGTATTTGATTGGATGTTTTGATAATGACTATGATAGAAATAAAAATAATTGGAGATTAATTCCACTACAGCAAGTTTCCTCTGATATTTTAGGATTGGAATATAAGGAAATAAAGACAAGGGTTACGAGAGGTGGTATTTCGTCTTCAGTAAAAGAGTTCACAGCTTTTGATCTATCTACCCAAAAGAACAAAAAAATTAATATGTCACTTCCTGAATTCTGGACTAAAATATATAATGAAAATATGTTAGAATGGCGGGGAGAAGAATCAAAGAGTGGAGAAGGATCTGAAAAAGATAATGCGGATACAAAAATTAACTTAATAAAAAGTATAATAGAAGAAAATCAAATATCAAGTATACTAGATCTGGGATGTGGTGATATATATTGGATGCAAAAGATATTGGATAACTTTCAAGGTAATTATTTAGGAATAGATGTAGCTCAAGATGTTGTTGATGAAAATATTAAGAAATACGAAAGCCATAAAAATATCGAATTTGATTGTCTAGATATAACTAGTGAAGGCGGCCAGAAAGCTTTTAGAAAAAGATACGGAGACAGAAATTTTGATATGATTATTGGCCTCGACATTTTAGGCCATCTATTAAATGATGAGGTAGATTTATTCGTTAATTTTATATGTTCAATAAATCCAGAATTGGTTTTCTTAACTAATAGAGAATCAAAAGAAGGAAGGTTATATCTCACGGGTCCAAAAACAAGATCAGAGGGAATCGATATAAATTATCATCCTGTATTCAAAGAAAATTTTGAAATATTAGATAAATATGATCATGGTAGTATACCAGATGATAAATTTAATCTATATAAATTCATAGGCAATTCTGAAGATTTTAAGAAACCATCATCAGCTTTAGGAAAATATGTAACTATTTCAGAACATTCGACACTTAGATGTAAGTATTGGAATTATTTAGGTGGATGGCAAACTGTTGTAGACTATCTAAACGAGAATGGATATAAAGTTATTGTTGTAAGCAAAGAAAATACAAAACTGAAAAATGTTATCGCTAGAACTGGTAGAATTTTAAGAGAGACACTTGCAACTATTCGTGATTCAGATTTTTTTATTGGTGTTTCTAGTGGACCCGCTTGGTTAGCTTGGGCATTAGATGTTCCTGTAATATTAATATCTGGATGTACAGAGAGATGGAATGAATTTTCAGATGCAATACGAATAATTAATGAAGATGTATGCCATGGGTGTATTAATGATTCTAGATATCCTTTTGATAGAGGAAATTGGAATTGGTGCCCGAAAAATAAAAGCTTTGAATGTACAAGAAGTATATCACCGGAAATAGTAATAAGAGAAATTGATAAACTAATAGAAAAAATATCATAATTATATAAATATATTATAGAACGTAAATCTATAATATGGAGTATTAAAATATGGAATACCATGGTATCGATCTTCAAGGGGAAGTATATGTTAATAGTGTAGCATCACTACCAGCATGGAATGCAGGTTATGAAAGAAGATTAATATATGTATCAACTGAAAATACATTGTTTATAGGATCTAATAGCAAATGGGAACCAGTAAACTTTGTTAGATCTGGAGATGAACCAAATGTTCCTAGAGCTGGTATGATATGGAATACAACCGCTAATGATGTTAAGATTAGAAATCAGGCAAATACTAGTTGGGTGGTTTTTCCCTTTCCAGCGGAAACAAAAATGTATTTTTATCAAAATACAGCGCCAATAGGATGGTCTATTGTTAGTGTTACCGATAAATTACTAGCTGTAAAAGGTGGATCTGCAGCTTATAATACTACAGGTGGTAGCACTGCTGGAACATGGACACAACCTTCACATGTTCATGCAACACAAGGCCATGTATTTAGTGGAGATCGTTGGGGTGGTGGAAGAAAGGGGGGAAATAATACTTATACAAGTAACACGGGGGGAGGAGGATCTCATAGTCATGGTAATACAGGTGGATCAGCTACTGCTAGTACATGGAGACCTTATGCTGCAGTTGGAATAATAGCCGAAAAGGATTAAGAATGGAAGGAACTTGTAGTTATAAAGACTGTAAAATATATAAGAAACTAAAATTGAAATCTCCTGATGAATGTCCTAACTATGTAGAATCATGGTGGGCAGAAGATGGAAAGGATCCTAAGCTAATAAGAGATTGTCTTCCTAAACGATTACTTTTAATGATGCAGGATTTCCATGAAAGAATGATAGGTATGCAGAGTGATATTGAAAAAATGAGAAATGAGGCTATCTGGTCACAGGCAGCTAGTATAGTAAAAAATAATGTTGATATACAAAAATTTGTAGAAGCAAGATCTGAAATAATAAATAAGTTGAAAGATGCTGAAAGTATAGAACTTCTAGAGGAGCAAAATAATTAATGGGAATTCTTGATAGAATCTATGATAATAGAATAGATGAAGCTTTAAAAGCCTTCATAAACAAGGGTTTGGTAAAACCAAAAGATGAGGGTGGGGAAGGCATGGAAGATGTACAGGCATTAGGGTATACCCATCTTGGTTTATCAAGTTTCAATAAATTTTATAGTACTCAAATTAATAAATTCTTTGAAAGTGAAAGAGAAAAAATTAAGGCTTATCGGAGAATGGCTGATATGCCAGAAATTGCTGATTGTATAGAAGATGCTACTAATGAATCTACGCAAGAAAACGATGATGGTGATATTCTAGAACTTAGAATTATAGATCAAGATATGAGCGATAATGAAAACATCAGCAAAATTTTATATAATGAATTTAATGATCTATTTTATAATAGGATAAAGATACAAGACAAACTATGGGATTTTTTCAGGTCCTATCTGATAGATGGTAGATTATATTATGAGAGAATAATTAATGAGAACCATCCAAGCGATGGTATTAAAGGTATTAAAAAACTTCCATCAGAAACTATGGACTTTGAGTATGATATTTCAACAGGTAATATAACATGCTACTATCAGTTTTTGAGTGAAAAACCTAAGAAACCGTCAAGTAAGGAACAAGCAAAATTAGATAAAAATGTTATTGTATTTGAGCCGGAACAAATAGGTTTTGTAAATTATGGCCAATTTGGGCCGACAAAACATCAAATATTTGGTTATCTAGAAAAAGCAAAAGTTCCATATAATCAATTAAAACTTCTTGAAACATCAGTAATAATTTATCGTATAGTAAGATCACCGGAAAGATTGGTGTTCAAAATAGATACTGGTAATATGCCTAGAGACAAAGCCATGAAATTTGTCGAAAAGATCAAAGATAAATTTCTTAGAAAACAGACATATGATCCATCAACAGGATCTCTTACACGTGAACCTGAAGTTCTCTCAATTCTAGAAAATTTCTATTTACCACAATCAGGAGATGGAAGAGGTTCTTCAATAGAAAGTGTAGGTGGGGATTCTAAAGGATTCACCGAACTTGACGATATATACTATTTTGCGAGAAAGCTATATAGATCCCTAAAATATCCTTTGTCTAGAGTATCAGCATCACAAGAACATAGAGAATCGGAAACGATATTCGGTGGGTCTAGAGCGGATGAGATTTCTAGAGATGAAATAAAATGGGCTAGATTTTTAGAAAGACAGCAAAATAAGTTTTGTGATGAATTTCTAAATCTATTTCTATTGCATCTTAATTTCAAAGGATTAAAAAAGAACTATTCTCTTGATAGATCAAAAATAAAAGTAGTAATGAATGATCCATCATACTATAAAGATTCTCAAGAGCAGTCTTTTCTAGAACAAAGGTTTTCTAACTATAATGCTTTATCATCTAATCCAGAATTTCCTAAAACATATCTTATGAAAAAATATTTAGGATTAACAGATGAAGATCTTCAAGAAATCAAAGATGGTTTTGCTGATGACAAAAAGATTTTCCCATCTGGTAATGATGATGCCCAAGATTGGGCAGAAATGGGAATGGGAATGGGTCGATAAATGTCATTTGGAAATTATATAACAGAAGTTAGAAAATCTGAAATAGAAATGAGTAATATTTTATATCTTATAAGAAAAAATTGTGGTCCATATCTTAAGCAGTTAAGAAATTCACCAGACTTTCTTTGGAGAGGAAGATACAATGCACCCACCGAAGTTATGACCGAAATAGTTCCAATAAAAAATAGAGAACCTAAAGATACACCTGTAGATGTTCATAATATGCTTGATGATATATTCATGGATAAATGGAAATGGCGTGCTAGAAGTGATTCAGTAGTATTTTGTTATGGTAGTAAATCTCAAGTTAAAAGCTATGGTTCTCCTAATTTAGTATTTCCAATAGGTAATTTTTCATTTTTATGGCATCCCACAATTGATGATCTATATATGTATTTAAAAGAACATACAAACCTTATTGATGGTTATTCTGGTGATCCCTATGATTATGATTATAATTATGGTCCTTATTCAGGTAATGGCCACTGGGAATGGAATGGGTATATTGTGGATACTACTAGAGATTGTGAAGAAGCAGCTGAGGATACTTTTAATAATAGTTATTATCAACATCGATGTGATGATGAAGCTAGAAAATCGTGTATCCAGCTTGATATTTTCCAAAGTGAAGATGAATGCTACGAAGACGCTTTCGAGAAATGTAAAGGATATTCTATTAATGATATACTTAGAGATATAGAACTGGAACGTGAATGGGCACCAGACGTTCCCATTGAGGATTTTAATGTAGATAAAGATAAAGAAACCCTAGAAGATATAATATCTGGTTATAGAAATAAAAATTTGAGCGCTGCTATTAAGAGCGAACATGAAATAATGGTTAGATGTAAAAGTTATTATTTAATAAATCCCTTTCTGTTAAATATTTTTAGCACAAAAATGGAATTTGAATTTAGAAAAATGTTCTTGAAAGGTAAAATGGATATTTACCCACCTATGTATGGAGACGTTGGAACTATCATGTGGAAGCCAAAAGTAAGAAAAGAATAATGCTAATAAGAAAATTTTTACAACCATATAAAGGATTACATCAAGGAAATTGGATAGAGACATCTCAACATAAAGGGATATATATAACATCTATATCCAGCAGCAAATCCATAATAGCTACTTATGTAAATAAGCAGAAAAAATATGTCACTATAGATTCCTCTGATATGATTAAAATAAGCATAAATAAGGATAGAAAGCTTTTTGATTTTGCTAGAAAACATGTTCTATGGAGAGATTATTATGCCAAAAGTAAATTTAAGAGTAAGACTAAACAAAGCGGATCCACTTCCATCAAAAAGGAATGATCCAAAATTCATATTAGGAAAAGAGAAAGATCCAAAAGATAAGCGAAAGGAAAATCTTTCTAAACGAAAGAGATTAGCTGAATCTCCAAAACAGGGTATTGATCTATTTTCATTAGAAAAGAAAATCTAAGAATCGAGGAAAAAAGATGAGACTGGATGAATATATAAAATCAAATAGAGACACAGATTATGTTTTAGATGAAAGCATTTCACAATGGGCCACAAAAGCTGCAAGTCTACTTAATATGGTTGTAAATAAATCAAGTAGAGAATTTACGAAATTATGTCAGGATTATTGGGGAAGACTTGTGGATATTCTTCATTCATATCAATTAGAGCAAGACGCATTAAAAATAATCAATAAGAGATTAGGTGCTAATTTCAGATCTTTGGATCAGATAAGTAACACGTCTATAAAGAAAATTCCAATGAAAGAAGATGTAGATATGATATCAGAAGATATTTCTCATTGGTGGCAAGTAGTGAAAGATAATGCATTTCCATCATTAACTATATTTGCGGCTCTTCAGATATGCTTTGAACTTGATAAACTATTAAGCAACGCTAAAGATTTTGGATTAGAAAAAATTATTTTATATGGATCAATGTGGGTATTTTTGATAAGTGGTTATTATATAAAATCATGGTATAAATGGAAAAAAGAAAATCCAGAAGAATATAAAGCTGAAAAAGAGAAAAGGAAAAGTGGAGAGGAACCATGGAGATCTAAATCTCTAAAATCAGTAAGATCATCAAAAATACTATCTTAATAGAGGAATATTAAATGAGTGAAATTACGGAAAAATATTTGACTGAAAAAAGCGACGAGCCTCATAGTGTCAAGCGGGTACAAGGAATTGTGTACAAGGATTCTGGACTTTACAATGATTATAGATTTGAATATAAAGAAATAGACCATTTTGCTTCTGATCTTCAGAAAGGTGTAAGAAAACAGGCAGATGAGTTCGCTCGTTTTAAAGAATCATTTTTATCTAATCCAGAAAAATTGAGAAAACTTAAATCTATAAGCAGAGATTTAAGGAAATTAGCTAACAAAAAAGAGTTTAAAGATATAATGGGATGGCGATAGAAAAATGAATATCGATAAAAGGATAGATCTATATTTGAGTAATCAATTAGCCGAAAAAAAGATAAATGAAATTCTATCTAAGATTCCTGTAGATATAAATGTCTCAAAGTCCAGAAAGGATCTAGAAATGCTAAGAGCAGCTATTATCGCTGAATATGATGCTGTTAATCTTTACGAACAGTTTGCTGATCAGACTGAAAATATAAAAATCAAGAATGTTCTTTTAGATATAGCACAGGAAGAAAAGGTTCATATTGGTGAGTTTGAGGCTTTATTGAGAATATTGGATGATGAACATGCAGAAAGTGAAATAGAAGGTAAAAGTGAAGTAGAAAATATAAGTGGACACTAAATTAAGATCATGGATAAAGGCACTTACATGGAGATTTGTAGGTGTGATTGTGGTTTAAACATCGACAGGGACTTAAATGCTTCAATTAATCTTGAACATTATGGATTAGATAAACTCAAACATACCGCCAGTTCGGCGGGAATTAAAGCCAATGAAGCAGGAAGAAAACATGGAGTTTAGCTTATGCTAAATTTCTATAAGTTTTTTAGAACGGAAAGGTAATATGATATTTATTGATAATGTGTTAATAACCCATTTATAAGAAAAGAAATATATTTCAAATAAGTTTTAATTTAGAAACATTTAAATTATCACCCTCTTTCAATGGAATTTCATCTACATTAAACTTTTCTTTATCGTAATATCTTATACGTTTAAGAGAATGATCATCTAGATATTTTACAGAATCGGCAATATCAAATATTGTAGCTCCCTCCGCCTTGTCGGCATGTTTTCTAAGTGATCTGCCTATTGATTGTAATACTCTTATTTTACTCTTGAATGGTGATGCCAGTATAATATATTTTAAATTAGGAATATTTATTCCTAACTGAAAAATACCATAGGTAGCGATAAGAATAATATCTTTTCTTTGCATACATTCTTTTCTCCAATATTCTCTTATCTCGGCATTATCTCTACCTGATAAAAATACAATTTTTTTAGATTTTCCAGAAACAGATTCAAGAAAATCTTTCAAATATTCACCTTCCTTTTCTACTTTTCCTACTAATATCAATATGTTATGATCCACCATTACAGTTAATTTGTCTATCAAATCCAATCTAAATTTATTTTCAAAAACACTATCTTTTACTGTATCATATGTTCCATCATAATACTGATCATACTTAATACTTATAGATTTTATATTGCATTTACTGATATATCCCTTTTCAGCTAATGTTCCAGATGAATATTCTCTTAAAATAGGTCCTAGATATGATTTTATATTCCACATATCTAGCTTAGAAGTTGGTAGAGTTCCAGTATATCCTAAACGATAAATAGAATTGGAACATTTTTTCAATATAGTTGAAATTGCATGGCTGCGGGCGCCGTGACAATTTGAGACCACAATTCCGTTAGCTATATAATTATTATTTTTTCTTACATGTAGATTATATACAATTTCAGGTCTCTCTATTTCTTTTCTTTCTATCATTTTCATAATTCGATCTCATTTTTAGAAGGTTTATTCTATCCCTTTCTGTTAGTAAGGAAAAATCTATATCATTCCATTTTTCTATAAAATATCTTTCGTCAATAATGAAGAACGTATATCCTTCATTTTCACACCATTCCTTTAATGATTTAATTTTTATAATAAATTTCTTATCATTCTGATGTTTTAGGGGTTTTATTTCTATTACTTCTTTTAAAATATCATTGGAGAAATCGGTCAAATAAACCTTTGTTTTTCCGTTAAAATTATATAACAATCTGATTCTTTCATAATCAAAATCTGGATTCAATATATAGAATGCTGCTTCCCAAGACGAGCGGAATTTTTTATCTCCGATTCTAGATGTCCAGTGTGTTCTAGAATTATGTATATGTGGTGTAAATTCTCCGTTCAGGATTTTATCTTTCATTTTTCTTGATAGTATATGTTTAGCTTTATCTGGATATTCCTTTCCATACATAGAATTTCCTTTGCCCGTCCTATCCTTTGACATCTTTTCTAGTCTCTTATCTGTTTCTTTTGTGAGCCCTTTGTTCCAAGGTATCTGGACGCCTTTTTTACCTTTGTTCCAAGGGGGTCCTGTATTCAAATTTTTTCTTAATCTCTCACCATATAATTTCTGTGATTCTATCCCTCCTTTCCTTGAAGCAATCCACTTTAAAGAAATGATATTATCATCGAAGCTGAGTTCATCTGCTCTTATAAATCCCCTTTCAGTTAAAAATTTATGATTTCCTGTAATTTCTATCTCTTTTCCATTGTCAAATTTTATTCTATACATTTTCTCATTTGAAGATATTTTCAAATTCTCAAATCTTTTTTCTACAATATCATATTCGACTTCCTTTTTATAGATATTATAGCTTTTTATAATATCACCTTTCTTTATATTTTTTATCTTTTTTCTGCTATTTTTTGTTGTTATCAAAGTTTCCCCATCGAGGCATTCATCAATTATAACACCATCATATAACTTAAGTTTTTTATGTTCATTACTCAAAGTTTGCCATGTTGATACAACTATTGTAGATTCAAATTCCTTATACATTCCATATACTCTACCTATATCATATTTAATTCCATAATTCGTCATGTCATCATAGAACTGCTCTACAAGACTGATAGTAGGAACTATTATTATACACCTCTTTATAACATTATTTTCCAATAATGTTTTTATTACATATGATATGATCAAGCTCTTTCCGCTGGCTGTTGCTATTCTCAGAATACCTCTAGAATGTTTTAGTGATTCTTCTATACAGTCTTTTTGGTAGTCATAAGGATATAAGGATAAATCATATCGGGGAATAAGTGAGTATCCTTTGAATAAAGCTGATACTTCGGGATCAATTTGATAGGGAACTTCTGGATAATTTTTCTTATGAAATTTTAGCCAGTCTATAAGAAGTCCATATGGTAATGTTCTAGCTTTATCGCTAAATAATGATATTTTACCGTCCCATACACCAGCCTTAAATTTTGGCATATGATAATATCCATCAACATTAGTTGTAAAGTAATCCTTTAGGTTTTTCAGATATTCGCGGTCTGGTGTATCTATTTGTAGCTTTATATTACTTACCTTTTTTATGATTATCATTTAAATGAATTCACCTAGTATATTATTTATCTCTTTTTCTAGTTTGTTTTTTTCTAGATAGATTGAATGGAAGGTATTACGGACAGATACAGCCGCTTCAATAATATTATCTATATCTGGAATATTCCACCATGATCCTATTGCTATAATTTCTATATCTTCAAGACCCCGTAGTTGATATGGATGATTTACCCATACTGCATCTCGTGGGGATAATTTATTCCGCCCCAAATAATCTTTATATTCATAATAATTAGCAATAATGTATTTCATACATTCAATTCCATTTAGAGGCAACGCCCGGAGTCGAACCGGAACAATGGCTTTGCAGGCCACCGCCTCACCGTGAGGAGCATTGCCTATAAATTTATTTATGTATACCATTATTTTTAATCTATGTAAATGGTCTTCTTAATATAAATACTTATAAGATGGATTTTTATGGCATAGAATCTGAGGGTAGAGTTTATATTCAATGTGTATCTGAATTACCAGTATGGTCGTCTGACGATGAGGGTAGAATACTACTATGCCTATCTGATAATAACGTATATTCAGGAACTAATGCAAAATGGCAATGTATATCTCTTGGTGGTACATCAGGCACATCAGGATCTTCTGGAACAAGTGGAACATCTGGAACAAGTGGAAGTTCAGGCACTTCTGGAGAATTACCACCTATACCATGTCCTAGCGATGCTACTTGTAATTCAGAATGTATGACATGTTATAGAGTAAATGTCTCTGATCTTAGTGGAACCTGCGGACCGAATGCCTGTACTGATTTCAATGGTAGTCCTTATGTTAGTAATTCTAGTGATTGTTACTGGACTGCAACGTATACAGGTATTGATTACAACTTTTATTGTGACAGTGGGTATTGGTATTTTGAAATTTTAGATGGTACTACAGTATGTGCTAGATGGCGAGCACCAACCGTAGAGGAATCGGATTGCCCACCATCTGAAGGATATTCTTGGGTAGAAGGATCTTGTGGAGAAGGGTCAATTACTGTTGAATTGTGCAGTTAGCTTATATCGCAAGCACATAAGATAAGGTAGAGTATGAAATATTACAATGTAGATTTACAAGGAAAACTTTATATTGAAAGGTTGGAAACTTTGCCTGTATGGACATCTGATGATGAAGGAAGACTTGTATATGATAAAGAGACTGATGAAATTTATTTCGGATCTAATACGTCATGGCTTTGTATTGGAAGATTAAATGTAGGTTCATCAGGGACATCTGGATCCTCTGGGTCTTCTGGTTCTTCAGGATCAAGTGGAACAAGCGGAACAAGTATTGTCGGGTCAGAATGGGAAACAAAATTAGATTCTACTTATTGGGAATATCAATTCCGATTTACCTGGACAGGATCTGCATGGTTGTTAGATCCTATCTACAGTTTTGGATCAATATGGAATGAATCAGCAGAAGGATGGTGGGTAGATTATAGGCCAACAAAAGCTAGAATAAGTTTCACAGGTACAGTTACAAAAATAGAAATAAAGGCATCGGAACAAACATTGGGCGAAGTTGATAATCCTACATCTCCGCAAGAAATAAACCTTACTTATCCAGAGCCACCATTATCACAAGACCCAACGCATATTTATGTTTATTCAACCGAAGCGATTTCGATAACCAATATTGAATTTTATGTAGCTTTACCTGGAGCTATATCTTCAGGGAGTAGTGGAACAAGTAGAACAAGTGGAACAAGTGGTACTTCTGGTACATCTGGAAGTAGTGGTACATCTGGAAGTAGTGGCACATCAGGCACATCAGGCACATCTGGATCCTCTGGAACTTCAGGCACAAGTGGTACATCAGGCACATCTGGATCCTCTGGAACTTCAGGCACAAGTGGAACAAGTGGTACATCTGGATCCTCTGGAACTTCAGGCACAAGTGGTGGCTCATCTGGGACGTCTGGAACGTCAGGTACTAGTGGTACATCAGGGACATCAGGATAAAAATATGAAATATTACGGAATAACTTCTAAATCTAAGATATTCATTGAAAAGTTAGAAACATTACCAGCATTTGAAAAGTTAGAAACATTACCAGCATGGTCATCTGACGATGAAGGTAGATTGGTATATATAACATCAGAAGGTAAAACATATGGTGCAACTGATGAAGGATGGGAAGATCTAGAATTATTCTATACTTCTGGAACATCAGGCACAAGTGGAACATCTGGATCGAGTGGAACATCTGGATCCTCTGGTACATCAGGGACATCAGGATAAAAATATGAAATATTACGGAATAACTTCTAAATCTAAGATATTCATTGAAAAGTTAGAAACATTACCAGCATATTTTACGTTTCTACATATGATGAAATACCTGAATGGACTAGTAATGATATAGGAAGCATAATACATGTTAGTGGTATCGGATATTATTGTGGGGGAACTACATCTTGGATAGCAGTGGGTCTTTCCCCTTATTGTAGTTCTGGATCATCTGGAACTAGTGGGGGGTCATCTGGCACATCTGGAAGTAGTGGAACAAGTGGAACAAGTGGAAAGTATATAATGGAATGGTCCGAAGATAATGATGATGAAATTGATCCTGAATGGCAAACCTCTATAACTATACTTCATGGCCTTGGACCGTTTCAATGGGATGTATCTGGAACTGGATTTTGGTTCGATGCTGAACATACAAGTACAATGAAAGAAACTAATACAGGATCGGTTACTTTATATTCAGATGGAACAGCATGCGGATCTGCGACAATCACGGTAACTGATTCATTAGGAAATGATATAACTGGATATGTACGATCTACAGTTGGTGAATGGGTACTAAAAGAAGATAAAGCATGTGTTCTTTCAGGAGAAGGCACCCTGACACATACAGAAACTGCCCTTTGGTATTATGAGCTGATTGTGGGTAATAAAAAACAGCTACAGACTACACATAGAACGCATGCTGGTGGAATTACATGCGAAAAACTCCAGGATGAATATAGTGGGCCTCCCCACTATTTTTGGGATGAATGTGTCGATCCCCAAAGTCAAGATGAATGCCTTGGAACCGATATTCCATGTGAGAAATGCATCGATCCAGATCATGATGTATGTGAATGCATTGAAGATGGGTTAATGTCTTACTGTTATTGTTTGAAGGATGCAGATTATTCTGAATGGG